CAAGAAAGCTTTTTACTATGGTCTCAATCATATCTCTCCACCATCACTTTCTTGTTCCAGGACAGCGGCGTCAGGTGGTCCATGCTCTGGATCACGAAGCCTACGGCCTTCCAACGATGCCCCCAGAAGAAGACTATCTGGTCTTCCCATTCGTGGGCATCGCCTTTAGGTATCGCAAGCTGGCAGACCGCTTTCCTCCCTGATAAGTTCAACGTGTCTAAAACTTCGGAACTCGTAACCGGCGAAATCAGGACGTTCTCGATTGAGATAGGCGTTCCGTCGGTAATTACTGGTTCTCCGAAAGCATCGGCAGCTCCTTCCACCTGAGGGATGAGCTCGATGGTCTCTCCGCTAATTTTCGGCATTCTGTTCCTCGTAGTAGAAGTCTATGACTCCGTACTTCTGTCTGCGGAGTCCGAGACGCTTGAGGTCGTTGTTCATGATCGCGCCCGCTATACCGCCTCCCGGTATCGCATAGGTGCCTGACCACGAATACCCGTTTGCACTCTGACTCTCCTGAGACATCGGGTCACCCGTCTGCGTCTGCCTCATTGCCCTGATGACTATATCGCAGGTGACCAGTTTGAGAACACTCGCATAGGAGGCATCTTCTGCCATCTCATCGAGATCCTTGCCGACCTTGACAGCTTCGAATCTTAACGAAGAACAAATCAGCGGAAGGAGCGTCGCAATGCGCTCCTGTTCCGCCGAAGTGTAATTAACTCCCGAAATTGCGACAACGTCATTCAACGTTGCAAAATCGCTCATTTTTTTCTAGTCTCCGTTTTCTTTTTTCTTTCTTTGGAGGTCTTTTCTGCCTTTACTTCGACCGGCTTCCAATCTCCTCCAAGAACAGAATTAACGTCAATTATTACGCCGGTCTTCTCGTTCCTGTAAAGCATGACTATGCCTTAACTCTTGCGAAGCTTGCAGGATCGAGGATTCCCCAGCCGATGAAGGCCTCTGCTCTGAGGACCACTTCGTTTGTTCTCTTCAGATCGCCGAGTCCATCCGGATCACCGTACTCGATTACTTCCAGAGGGATGTTCATAGCATAGCCCCACTTGAAGGCGTTAGCGAAGTCACCAACGACAACGTGGTCAGTATCAGAACCGGTAGCAGCACCAGTTACGGAAACCGTGCTGTTTACATCAGAACCCATACCATAGAAAGCGTCAGGGTTCTGTCCGAATCTGAACTCAGGATACTGAGCTACGCCGTTAACCTTGATTGCTGCGAGAGCAGCACCTGCTGCAGGCGAAAGAGCAAGGCCGTTGACCTCACGGTCGTTTGCTGTGATCATAGCGATAGCAGCGTCGATGTTTGCGTCAACCGAAGCGGCTGCATAGGTAACAGTGTTAGTTACGAGTCCGTCAAAGCTGTTTGTAGCCTTAAACGCGGCGTTAGCCAGGTCTGCTGGATTAACGCCGTGAAGAGCTGCGATGTCGAGACCGCGAGCGATCTTCTTTGCAAAACCATCAGCAAATGTCTGCAGGTAATTCAGCTTACCCTCTTCCGAAGCATAAATGAACTCGCTGGATACTCTGTGCTGATATACGAATTTGACCGGCTTAATTACCTTAGGTGTTACGGAAGCATCGCCAGCAGGCTTGTTAGCGCCTTCGCCTACGATTGAAGCCTCGCCGGCCATTGAAAAGATCATTTCTGTTTCGCCGTTAAATGGAATCGGCTTGGAAGCACTCAGCTTAGCGAGTGCAGAATGTCCCTGTACTGTGCTGAACATCTCAGCTACGAGCGGCGCAGGGAATGCAACATTATTTGTTCTTGTAGCCATTTTATTACTCCTTGTTTAATGAATTACTTAACTGTGCCCACGCTGCAGCGACGGGGTCCTTTGGCTCTGGCTCTGGATTGAATTTCGGAGGTGTCGGCGCGGTCTTTTTCATCATCTTCGCCAGCGTTTTTGCATCCGCTCTGATAGCCTCTTCATTGTCTCCGGTTAGCCTTGCAGCCATCTCATACGGCAAGCCTTCTTCGTGAGCTATTCTCGTTTTTACTGAGTCGGTCTCATACTTAAGCACTTTAGCGCTAAGCCCATCCATCTCTGCCTTGTGGCTTTCAATTTTCTTGTTGGCCTCTTCGAGCTGTTTGGTAAGGTCGGCGATCTGCCCGTCCTTTTCACCAAGCTGAGTCTTTAATTCTGACGCGTTTCCGTACTTCTCGAAAAAGCTGCGCTCAGCCTGTTCAAGTCGGCCTTTGATCATCGCATCAAACTGCTCCTGAGTCTCAATAGGTTTAAATTCTGACATTGTGTCTCCTTCCCACTTAACCGGGTGGTTCCGTAATGTTGTTCTATGAAAAACGGGCCCTCATTGGCCCGCTCTTAATAGCTTATGTGTTGGACTTGCTTGTCCTTGTCTTCGGAACATACCCAGTTGGCCAGAATCATGCTGTCCAATATGGATATGTCCGCTCCGAGCTTGATCGACTTGTAGCCGAAGCCACCGTTAGATCCAATCGCTCGTTTTTCACAGTTACTAACGACCTGCTCCACGCTTGCCTGTTCCATGTGACATATCGAAGCTGAATTTAGATCCGCTTCGAATACTGCGTTAGCGCGAATGACCTCAATGACTTTAGGTTGTATCACTCGCTTGATGCCAAGCTTCTTCAGCGCATCGGCAAGGTTGTCTCCTTTGCCCGCTCCGTCTATGACCGTTCGCTTTACATCGGCCTTGTCAAGGAAGTTGAGTATCCACTCAAGGCCTTCCCGCACGGGCCTGCAGTCTATGCACTCAAGGAACCGCCTGCCGTCATCGGTCTTGACCGCTATCGACATCGAGGCATTGGCGCCATCGTTGCCGAACTTGATGCCGACGAAGAGCTTGCCCCTCAGCTGTGGAAGTGTATCCACCTGGAGGGCTTTCCACTCGTTCGGCGATATGGCTGACCGCTGATTGTACTGGAGCCAGAGCCCAAGCCTCTGGATGTTGAAGTCTATTGGGTCCTCACGGATCTCCGCTCTGATCTTGCGCTCATCGAGATGGTATCCCATTGAAGGATTGGTCTCGTACCACGCGCTGGTATCGTGCGGGTCCGTCATAGCATCCACTGACCACTCAGCCCATCCTGAGTCATAGCCTTCACCGCTCAGGACTGTTGCCCGGTATTTCGGGAACACCGTTCCGGCGCTGATCGCTGTCGGTGGTGTCCCGAGCATTATCGTCTGCGGATTGAGCGAGTCCGTAACGACATACTTAAGAGCGGTCTCCTGATCAGGTGTATATTCCTGTGCTTCATCGATGATGAGCAGGTCATAACCTTCTCCGAGACCGCCGGAGGATGTCCGTGTCCGAAACTCGATGATTCCATCGCCCTCACAATACAGGTGCTCTTTGCCGAACGCTCTGAAAGATGACTCAACGTTGATGCTGGCCTTTTTGCACATTCTCTCGAGCCGTTCCCAGACTGAATGCGATGTCGTTGCTCTATGTGCTGTGTAAAGGATCCGCTCTCCGTTCTTCAAGCCCCACAGGCATCTCATCAGCACGTTCTCGGACTTGCCGTTTCGTCTTGGTATCGAATAACCAAAAATCTGATGCACCCACAGGCCATCATCATTGACCGCCATGATGTCATAGCAGAGAGCTTCCTGCCATTCGATTGCCGTCCGCTCTGTCGCATTGTAGAGCGCTATCGCTTCAGGTCCTTTAGTATCTGTGTAAGGTAACACTACGGAAGTCGTGGGAGTCTGTCTTCCCACTTCCATGCGTTACCTCCTTTTTTCATAAGCAGCCCAGGCATCGGAAAAGGTCTTTCCGCTGTTCATTTGCTCTCTAATGAACCTCTCCCTAGCCGTTCGGGTTTCGGATTTCCTCTTCGTGTTCCTGAGCAGCTCATCTTGTTTGTTCCGGATTGCTTCTTTACGTGCCTCGTTGTTGCCGGTCTCCCACTGGGCTTTGCTCCATACGTCCTGCGAGGTGTCCCCGTATACGTAAGTAGTCGTGCATCCGCATCCGGAGTGCCGTTCAAACACTCCATTATCGTATGCCTCACCGTAAGACCATCGGCCTGCACGTGCCAGACACCACTGACAGGCATCTTTGCCGTCATGGACGCCTACGCCGTCATATTCACGAATGATTACCGGCTCAAGGCCTGCCTTGTAAGCGACCTCTGCATTGGTCTTGATGAAATCATCGACCACAGTAGCGTGCACGGTGATAAGCGGCTCGCCCAGGAGCCTTTCGACCACGCTGGCATCCGCCTCTTCATTGCACATTGCGCTGACAAGTGACTCAGCTCTGTCGCGTTTCGGTTTCCTTGCCTTGAGGCCTACGCCTGCAGCCACATTCATAGCCGCATTCTGCTTTGATGCCCTCGACAGTATCTCTGCCTCGTTCTCTTCTATCAGCCGTTTGACTGTCCGCTCCCCGATGTTGTAGTAGAGCCGTCCGTCAGGCAGATTGTCGGGCACCAGCACCGTCCTGCAAGCCTCCGATGCGTGTTTGCCGAGCCTTTGCGAGTAAAGAAGTACGTCCTTCTGTGTAGCCGTGCCGTCTCGGATCCGGTTCTCTACCCTCTTCAGCTGTGAGTCCTTGCCCACTGCTGCGTCGAATAGCTTCCGGATCTGTGAGTACAGCTTTGGTGCTACGTCTTCCATAGGTCACCTCCTATCAGACATTTGCCTCTATTCCAGTCAGATCACGAAGGTTATTCTCTCCGAAGAAGCCAGGCACCGACTGATTGATCTTGATGGCTCCGTCCCCGATGACAGACAGCATCGCCGCATCAGGTTCGAAGACCGGCTCCCATTTGACCCTTGTGAGGTTGATCATCTCGCGTCTGTATTCGATATTGTCACGAACACAGGCGGCGATATATCCAACATTCAGGAGTCCTATGGAGAAGTCCCTCTGCGCTTTTCTTGCCATCAGACGAAGCGTCTCGTGACTCGACTTGATGGCCTCAGCGCTTGAAGGGTTCTGCGAAGGGAAGCCGAGATCGTCAAGCGTCAGCCCTGTCTCGCCGGCAAACAAACCTGCCCACATCCTCATTTGCTCTGAATGAGGACTCATACTCGCCTGTTGGAACTGACCGAGTGTCGGTTTATCACCATCCTCGTCCTTTTCAAACACGATCATGGTGGACATCGCCGCTTTCCATTTGTCCATCTTTTCAGCATCCTCTGACAGCCCTGTCGCATATTTCTGCGGATATGAATAAAACTCTGCAGCTATCTCTGAACGCTTTGCTGTCCTTATAGCAGCCGCAACGATGTTCATGCAGGCTCTCGATATCCTTGAATGACCAAAAGGTCTCTTTGCATCGGGCCTGTTCACGACAGGCACCAATAGAGGATACGGCGCAGGGTTATTGAAGATGTTATCAAGAACACCATTCTTATAGATGACTGTTGCCTCTCTCGTGAAGTGTGCCTCTACAATAGGAGCGTCGAAGTCGCCTCTTTCAAGTACGGCATATCCTTCCTTAAGCATCATTGTGTTCGGGTCCATGATGCCTGTCGCATTTCCTCCATCCACGACCTGCAGCATTACGTCGTCCCCATCTTTTGCAATATATACGAAGTCGCAGGACGATATGAGCGCTCCAAGAATCGCACTGTCTATGAGCACATCCTGATTATTCATCTGGAAGATATCACCCATTCCCAGATTATCGTCTTCAAACTCTCTGAACACGAGCCTGTCAGCCATCGAGTCGACAGCTTTTGAGCACCAACCGAGTGTGCCCATCCAGTAGCGCAGGTCCGGTGGAGTCGATATGCCAAGATCCATTACGAGATTCTTCATTTCGTAATGCGAATATCTCAGATTGACTCTGAGGCGCTTCTCATTCAGTTTTCGTCTTAAGTATTCAATGCCCTTGTATCCGTCCATGCTATTTCCTCATGCTTAACCCGGCAGAACCGAGCGCTTTCAGTAATGTATTGTTTTCGTAGTTATCTTTAGCGGCCTCCTGTGAGTCCGGGAACACATTCGCAATGGCTACATAGTCAGCCACATGCACTCTCACCCCATAGTCACCACCAGCTGCGGACGCTACCGCATCCCCTGCCTCCTGCAATGCTGCCTGCATCTCAGGACCTTTCATCAGCTCGCGAAGACCATTAATATTCAATTCAAAATCAACTTTCGCCATCGTTATATGTACCTCCAAACGTAGCCCCGATATGTTTTGTGCTCCCCTCTTGCACAATTTTGGATTTGTTTTGACTTGAATCCGGTTTTGCGGGCCGCTTCTGCAGTCGATTCGTAGACGGCTATTTCAGTTCCATCTTTTGATAGTTGCGCAACCGCTTTCTTGTTCGGTTTCACGTCTCTTTTGAACTCATAAGCATTGTCCGCTATATGTTTTTCTGCTTCTGGTAGGATTTCATCCGACTTTTTTATATTGCAGTCAAAGCACGCCAGTCGAACATTGTCCCACGAATGGAGCCCTCCACGAGAAACGGGGATAAGGTGCTCTATTGTCGGATACTTGCCAAAGACCTTAAGTCCGTCCCTATCATTCCAATCGCATTTACATCCGCATATATAACAAAAGCCGGAGTCTCTTCTGTATAAAGCCTCCAGCGTTATGTCTTTATCGACGATTTGCTCTTTCGGTATTCTTTTATCTTTCCTTGCGTATTTGAGTTTCTTACTGCAAGCCGCACAGCAGGTCTTTTGCTTTGGGTTGTATGTGGTGAATGTTCGCCCACACACTACACACTCTGCAGTCCGCAACCGTTCTGCTTTTTCAGCCTCTCGCTCAGCCCGCCTCTGTTCTGCTTCGGCTTTTTTTCTTGCCTCTTGTTCTTTTAGGTGCTGCTCATATGCCTCTTCAGAGCCATACGTTGACAGAATGTACTTCCGGTGCTCCTGTTCTGGTGTTCGCCTATGCTTGCGCTTGCGATTTTCTTTTGAGCACTCCTCGGAACACGTGATTTGATGGTGCAAAGCAGTTTCAAATGGTCTCCCGCAAATAACACAAATCTTTGTCTCTACTACTGTGCCTCGCGCCCTTCTGCTTTTATCCCTGCCATAATGTGGGTGTCTTTCTTTAAACCTCTCTTTTACTTCAGGATGCGCTTCGTGGTAGTTTTTTTGATATTCCGGGTGTAGTTTGTGGAACTCTCGAGCACGTATGCGTCCAGCTTCAGCCTTGCATTCTGGAGAGCAGTATTTAGACTTGCCATTTGTTTTGTTGTACTCTGCCCCACACATTTTGCATGTGGCCTTAATATTCATTTCTCACCTCACTTTCAAAAAAAATAAACCCCGTGTCTTTTCGTGCAA